GCGCAGCCGGTCGTCCCGGTCGATGAGGTCGGCCCAGTCGAAGTCCTCGATGGCGCAGCGCCGGCGCGCATGGGGCGTGTCCATGCGCGGCGTGTCGGCATGGCGCGACGAGCGGCGCCGGGCGGCGGTTGCGCCGATCTGGTCGAAGAAGGCCTGCTTGCCTGTCACGTGCTCGAGGCGCACGGCCTCGCGCAGCTTCGAGCCTTTCTGCTGGGCGAGCATCGTGACGTTCGCCGCGTATTGGCCGACGAAGGCCGTGGTTATCTGTGTCGACATAAGAATGTCTCCGCAATTGTCTGTTTCTGTTGTGGTTTTGCTTGTGACGGGCGCCGCGACGCCTTGTGGCGGCGGGCCTCGTCGCGGATGTGGGTCGCAACATCCGGTGCGGCCTGGCGAGCAGGCTGTGGGGTCGGGCTGCGCCCCTGGCGGACGAAGCCCCCCCGTTTGAGGGGTCGGCTGGCGGAAGCGCCGCCGCTGACGGGCTGCGGCACGCCATTTCGCTACCCTACGGTTTTCTTGCCTTTGCGCTGCAATCCCTGTACGGTGACAGATGTGACGGCTGCACAATTTGAGGTGCGGACCGGGAATGCTTGGACACTTGCGCTCAGCGGCATGGTGGCTGCGCAGATCATGGTCCCAATTCAGGCGATAGCCATTGTACGACTGGTTCACACGGCAAGGGCATGTCGCCCTGGCCTAACGCATACATCAGGAAGACCTGTCCATGGCCTCGCTTACCGGAACTGTTAAATTCTACAACGACACCAAAGGCTTCGGCTTCATCACGCCGGATGGCGGCGGCAAGGACGTGTTCGTCCACGCCACTGCCCTCGAGAAGGCCGGCATTCGCGGCCTGCGCGACGGCCAGCGCGTCAGCTTCGACACCGAAGCCGATACGCGCGGACCCAAGGCAGTGAACCTTCGCCTGGCCTGACGCCTGGTTGTTCATTCGGGTTTTCGGGGCGGTGGCCGGACAGGTTGTTCTGGCACCGCCCCGTTTTTTTCAGGAGTGCGCATGCAATGAAGAAAGACGGGACAAAAAAAGACAGGGACAAGTCCCGCGACAAGGATAACCACGGCGAACCCGCAAAGGTTCCCGTCATCCATGACCTCAGTGGCCGCATTCCCGGCATGTCGGATGCCGAACTCAACGCATTCCTCGCCAATGCGCGACGCCTGCAGGCGTCAGGCTCGGCGATCCAGAAGAAGTCTGCCGATGCCCTGCTGCCGCTGATCGAGGCGGAGGCTGCAAAGCGCGCCGCCGACAAGGAAGAAGCCCGCAAGGCCCGCCTGACGAAGCGCAAGAAGGGCTCGGGCAACGATGTTCCGCCGGACCCGTCCACGCCTGCCGGCTAGACCGGAAACACGCTAGCGGCCAGGCTGGCTCAGGGCCCGCTCGAACATCGCATTGACCTCGGCGACAAGGTCGAAGTGATCGGGATGCTCGCGCTTGAGGTAACCCGGTTTCTGCATCAGCTCGCGCGCCTTGCGCATCGCGTCGGCGGGCGCAAGGCCTGCACTTCCTCCGGGACTGTTTCCCTTCAGCGTATCCTCGCCCAGCAGGGCGCCTGCCCGCTCGAAGGCACGGATCAGCTGCGGGTTGTTTCCCAGACCGCTTTCGTTGAGCAGGCTGACGAGTTCCTCGCCGCCGAAATACCGCGCCGCGCGCGCGGCCTGTGACAGCTTCACCGTGTAGTCGGGGCCCCACTCGGCCCTGAGGGCCTCGCTGGCGCGGGTCTCTTCAAGCTGGCGTGCGCGTCCGGCGGCGGCGAAGGCCTCGGCCTGGTGGCCGGCGTAGAAATCAACGAGGCCCTGGAGTTGCTGCGGCGTGAGGCCGAGCCCCTGGGCGATGGGCAGCGCCGCCTTCTCGAAGCCTTCGTCCCAGGGGACGCCTTCGGGCAGGTCGGGACGCCTGAGCGCGTAAGCCTCAGGGGCCCCAGGCGTGGCGGGGCTCTCGGCTGCGGGCGTTGCGGCGGGATCAGTCATGGTCGTTCTCCTGGTCGGTGATGGACAGAAAGTCTTCGGGGCGGATGGCGGCGAGGCGGGCGACATGCAGCCAGACACGGCGCTTGCCCTCTTCCACGCCGCGGTCGAATTCGCGGGCGCCGGCGATGGGCGCTGCGGCGTTGCAGAAGACGGCAAGGTCGCGCAGGAAAAGGGGATGCGCCGCGCAGGCTTCGCGATAGTCGGCAGCCACGCGCGGTGCGGCTTGCGGTCCCCAGAGCAGGGACAGGATTTCAGGCAGGGATTTCATCGGTTTCTCCTTTGGATGTGGCGCGCCGTGCATTGCTGGCGCAGGCGTCGCGAAAGAATATCGTGCGTGCGAACCGGGCTCAGGGCGCGGCGGCGGCGCGCAGGGCCCGGACCTGGTCGATGCCGCGCATGATGCGCGCGGGCACGGCCCAGCCGCGACCCATGACCTGCACCGCCTCGTCGTGGTCGATGTTGAAGGCGACGGCGGGGTCGAGCGCGGCCACGGGGGCGATGCTGTCATAGAGGCGCCCGACGGCCTGGGCCTCGGCTGCCATCTGGGCGCGCGCCAGCGGCGAGACATATTCGATCCTCATCTCCTGTCCCCTGATCCCGGCCGGTGGCTCGGGCAGCATGCCTGCGCGCATCAGCATGCCGAAGCGCCGGCGGATCAACGGCGAGAGGAACTCGCTCTGGATCCGGCCCAGGTTGGGACCAAGCAGGCGCAGCTTCTCCTCGTGGCGAGCCATGAATTCGGTGGCTGTCATGTTGGGGCTTGCCATGACCTGCATGAGCGAGAGCTGGAAGGCGTCGCGCACCGACTGGCGGCGCTGCTCGATCAGGTCGAGCGCCATCGAGGGGTTGGCACCCGTGTAGATCGGCTTGATGCGCAGGCTGCCGTCGTGGTCGAGCGCGCCATACGATATGCCGCCTGGCCTTACATGCGCGCCGCGGGCCAGCCCCTTGTCGGGCACGGCCATCGGCGGGTCGGCCATCAGCTCGGCCGCACGCAGCAGGGTTTCCTCCATGCGCACGAGCAGGCGCATGTCGGGCAGGACCTGGTCGCCGATGCCCCGGCCATAGGGCTCGCCGGCGCCCTGCGTCCAGCGCGGCACCTGGTAGGGCATCTCGAAATAGCCACCGGCCGCGACGAGGTGTGCTGCGTCTTCCTCGACGTGGAACGAGGCAAAGGGCTTGCCGCCGGTGACCTGCGGATCGGGCAGGACCGCGTGCAGGAAGGCCACGCGCTCGCGCGTGCCGGCGGCAGCGGCGCGGCGGGTGCGCGGACTGACGCGATCGCCGAACAGGCGCACGGCCTCGCCCGGGGCCAGCATGAAGCGGCGGAAGACCGTATCGATCTCGCCGTGGGCGTTCTCGGCGACGAAGCACTCGGCAAGCGGGCGCACGGTGTCGTTGAAGCGCCCGGTCCCCGGAATCTCGTCGGAGTAGAAGACCGCGGTGCCGAAACAGGCGAGGTCGGCAAAGAGGCCGGGCAGCACGGCATAGAAGCGCGAGGCCTCGGGGCCGAAGGAGGCGAAGAGACGCGTCTCGGCCTCGTAGAGCCAGTCGCGCACGGGGTCGTGGCTGTCGAGCGCCGCGTCGGCGAGCTTGAGGGCGAACCAGCGATTGGCGGGGTTGGTCATCAGGCCGTAGATCCCGGCAGCAAAGCTTTCCACCGCGAGGCGGGCGGTGGAATCCAGCAGCAGGACCGCGCGGCGGGGCGCGGTGCTCGCCTCCATGAGGGCCGGCAGGCCGTGGGGGCGCATGTAGGCTGCGATTTCGCGCCACTGGCGCTCGGTGGGGGCCCGCTCGTCGCGCAGCCGGTTGAACTGCAGGACGAGGGCGCGGGGCGAAGGTGACGTGGTCGGTTCTTGTGTCATATTGGGGTCATATTGCTCTGTTGCGTTCGGGGTGGTCCGGCGCGGCGCGCGCCAGGGAATGAGGCAGGCATGACAGCGGACGAGACCTCCGGCGGATCCCCGCAGGCGCTGCGAGACGGTGAGAGGGCGGCGAACCGCGCAGCGCTGTGGTGGCTCGCACGCTGGATCGGGCTGCCCTTCCTTCTGGTCATCGGCATCTACCAGGCCGAACCCCTGTTTCGCGGCGGGCCGGCGCCGGAACGCGTCCCGGCCGTCGCCCAGCAGGAGGTGCATGCCTATCCCTTTGCGGATGGCGCGCCGGGCCTGTCACTGGCACCGCCCGACGTGGCCCGTCCGGGTTCGGTTCCCCTGCCCAGCCTGCAGGACCGCGCCGCGCCCGTGCCGACACGGCCGGCCGACATCGTGGCCCAGCCGATCGACCAGCCGCAGCCGCGCTATCCGCAGCGCGCGCTGGATCAGGAGCGCGAGGGCAT